TTTCTCCGCACTCTTCACTTAGTGCCCTATGTTAGCCGCGGATCGCTCCGTGCCTCACAAAGTATTTGCGAGGAATTTGATCCAAACAAATACAAAGATTTCAAGTACTCACTAGATACGTAAGACGCATCACTACCCAGTTTAACGTCATTTGGCAGGACAGTATCGGTGAAATCAAACAAATCAAACACCCCAAAGATTGGGGAGATTAGGTAATGCAATAACAGAAACTCCTAGGATACCAGTATCAGTTGGATAAGAGCCAGTTGGGACTGTAAAAGTTGCGATAGCATTGGCTGGCGCTGTGAGTAAGACGACTACCCCAAAGGAGTCGCCTTGCAAAGCTCCAAGACCAAAGAAATTCGTAACAACGTTATTCGAAGCAGCATGCATATTAACATAAACTGGAGCAAATCCGGCATAAGTGCCAGCAGCAACAGCAGCAATGGAAATAAGATAGTAGCCACCAGAACCAACAGGGAAGGAAAGAGTGTTAAGGTTTGTAGTGATGGCAATGGTGCTAGCAGCACTTGGCAAAACACCACCAAACAAGTTATTGGTAGACCAAGAATTACTAATCCCATAGTAAGCAGAAGAACCAGGAGCAGAAACAGTACTAGAAACTTGAGGTTTACAGAGCTCGACATCATAAGACGCCCAAAGCTCTCCAACGACATTATTCTGACCAGTCTGTGCACCAAAAGTGGCAACAGTAAGGGTACACAAGTCAAACAATTTAATGTCACCAGTAACAGCACCAGTTCTAATATATTGCTTAGGAAGAACAGTCTCTGCCGGAGCGCATTCAACAGGAAGAACAGTATTCTGAGAAGGGACAGTATCAACTGACCACATCTCATTCAACAACTGAGTCTTATTAACGAAAATAGGCGCATCAGCACGGTACTGGGCAGCGAGCATAACGCTACCCATGGCCGTATTGGTGCCAGAGACAAGAGCAGTAGCACTTGTAGACTTATATTCGAAGACTAAACCTTTAAAAGAGTATTCCTGAAAATTCTGAGCAACAGCAGACAAATAGGGAAAGGTAGAGGCCAAACCAGGATTAATAGCAAATGGATAAGTGAGGAAATTAGCACCATTCATAGTAATGTCACCGATATACTCTCGGTGCTTAATACGAACGGACTCATTAGAACTATGCATAATCGGGACTTGTGAGGTGGCATTCCAAAGAGAATTGGTCATAGCATAAGAGCCAGATCCAAAAATCTTAGGAAAACCAAAGAAAGATGAAGCAATATTGCCACCCTTAAGGAGCAGACGCCCAAGGTCGGTGACTTCAGAGCCAGGACGGTTGTTCATCTGCTTGAGCATGCGGGTGACAGTTGCAAGCTCATTATTGGAGGAGGTGGAGGCCTTCTTAGGCCTCTTAGATTTAGTTTTTCTTTTTGGTGGCATGTATTGGATCCCTCGCCACAAGAGACTGTTCATCGTGGAAGACCAAAATGGACGCCCGTGCAGTCGTTCGACATTCCGCGGTTAAGCTTAGTAATTAAACATGTTTCAGATTGGGCGGTACCACTAAGTGGCCCTACCATGAAAACATATCGAACGGGTACGTAAATATTTACGGGACAGATTGGGCGGTGGTCAATAAAGACTCCTACCATGATCCCAACGTTTTGGGCAATTACAACACACAACCCAATGGTTAGCAACCACCCCACCCTTTATACGTCTGGTGCGACGTTCATGACACTGTTAGAAAGGAAGTGTTAGCCACCTCTCAGCGTTTGGATCGTTAAAACCAGACACCAAGCGTGCGCTATAGACTTTTTCGATACTCAACTGTTCCTCTGGAGAGATACCGAAAGCCCAATAAAAAGATGCCCGTGATTGTTCACTTGGTGTGCCATGCACACGAGAGCAACCACTAGCCATCTTACGGACACCCCATCCCCAAACATTACTAAGGTGATGGGCATTGTGCCCGACGGAAGACCGCAAGTACATATCATAAAAGCTATCCCAAACCGGCAAAGAGCCAGCCAGCGACATGCCCCCAGTACCTACGGCCTTAATCCAGCCCAAAAATTCAACTGGACGGTAATATGGGTGCATACAAGTTGAATCTTTAGAGATAGCAACTCGAGGATCACGCACCATAATGTAGTCAAAAGCCCCAGGCCCGACAAAAACGGGTTGAGTCTGACAAAAGGAAATCTGTTCCAAAGTGTAAACGGGTTCTTCGATAACCATCGTAAAACCCATCTCTTTAAACCACTTTGGAGCGTGACTAGCAAACCGACTATAATCACCAGACTCCATAATAACTACACAATCATCTCCGTTATTAACCAACTCAATTTTGATAGATAGCTCATGAGAATAAGAAAACACCATAGCACACATTATTAAACATGCACCCAAACTGGTGTTCATATCCCCACTCGCCCGAACTCCATCAGTTACAAATTCAACTTCACCGTCACCAACTCTCCCAAAACATTTATTGGATAGCTGTTGACGTGTAAGACTATGAAGCCGAGACCGATGCTTTTGTTGCCAAAAACAACGGCCATAAATTGAGTGTTCCCATGCCAATGCCTCTTTCGAGACATGCTGGTCAAACCGAGATGCATCCATACCGACAGCAACAGGCTTCTTAAACTCATTCCACTTGCGTGTAATAGAGGAAGCAATTTGGACCGCATTCATTCCTTTCATAACAGTATCACGTCCCATAACTTTACCGATACTTTTAAAAATTCGCTCCTCGATTGGCCTTATATATCTGCCAATCTCTATGTTGAATCGCGGATCTCGGGGGGAGATCACACGTGGAACAGGATCCTTATTAGTGAAGTTAGTTTTCTCAAACTTCAAAAAGGTCTTAATATAAGAATCTTTAGGACGCAATGGGATTACATCCAAGCTATCCAGAGCCTTTTGATAGTTCACTCGCTTGCGGCCCGAATAAGTCTCAACAAATTGTTGTCGAGTAATAGGGACGGTCGAGGGCAGGTGAACAGACAAACGCTCCGTAAACGCTTGGAGGCGCCTAAAGAAGAATTCCTTATCAACAGGCCTTGGCGGCTCACAAAAGGCACCAGTGTTATCCTTGACGAAAAACACTCGTTCCTTAACGGCACGCTCCAAGGCATTAATGTCGTCATTATAAACGGAGAAATTCAATGGGGGAGCGACCCCATCGACGACTAAAAACTTCCTCCGCTTTGGTGTACCCTCAATTTTACGTGTCACCAAACTGGGGTGGTCGGGTGCGCTACTAATAGCGCAATCCACCCCTGACACGAAACGTGGGCACCCCTAGCCACTAACTGTCCTGGAGCCTCGGAATAACCCGACACCCCAGTCCCAGAAAGTAGCCTCAAGTGCGGCAACGCGGTTGCGAGCAACAGCAGTTTGCCACATAGCCTTTGCCTCAAGCTCAGCTTTGGATGGGATAAAACAGAGCTCAATAGCAAAAGGCATGATCATTGGAATATCAGAACGGCGCATGTCTTTTAACGACGAGACATGGTCGTGAATCCACTTTCTTGCCACCATCTCATTAGATTCAGTACGAGACTTAAATCCAAACTTAGCACGGCACGCAAGAGCTGCAAGCGCCGCAATCTTACGAATGCGGTTACACCTGTTTGGATAATCAGCCAACAGGGCTTCTTGTACAGTCTCCTCACTTTCATCGGTATAACCGATAGTCTCCTCAATATGGCGCTTTGCACTCTCTGGAACATGATTTCTCATGAACCATGAATACAAAGCTTGAACCACAAAGGGAGATACAACAGAAACCACACAAACTAGCAACAAAAAGGCAATAGCCTCAATATCACCAAATATGGTCCTGATAAGAATGAGCATCTAAAGTAATCAACTTCTGTACGGTCTTACTACGACGGCGGTGTGTTGACGTAAACGATACTCGCT